ATCATGAGTGCATATGAAAAACTATCCCAAGAAGTTTTACCTTCTTTACCGATCTTGTTTAACATACCGGGAGCATAATGACAAATGTCACCTATTGCAAGTCTGCGTCCAATTTCTGATTCGAATGGGAAGGGGATTGTTGATTCTGAAAGTGCTTTGTTATCTGGTGCCTTGTCCATAATAACACTCCACCTTTTGGTAGTGTGTTGTGCGTTTGTGTAGACAAGTCCGTGCGCCGTGGCGATAAATGGGGATGCGCAGTCAAAAGAGATGGTAAGATTTTCATTAACGTGTTTCCTTATTTGTCGTTGAATTAAAGTTAAGTAGCAAGACCAATCAAGTTGAGCAGTACCAAGAACGTGAATCCAATCTTTCTTTTGTAAAAGATTATCTTCACGTAAGGTCATTAAGCGTTTGAGTGTAATATCCATTTTACACATGTTTGCACCACCAAACGCCCATCCTTCTGCGGCTTTATCGCCCCAGACAGCAGGATCACTAAATTCTTTAACACCTTGATACCACTTTTCAGCAGTATCCCAATCACTACCTTGTAACACATTTAGGAACTTAGTTTGTCCTAAACGATTTTTAAGGAAATAGTCGTTATTAAATTTTGTCTTATCTAAACAATCGTCGAATGTTTTTAAACCTGTTTTAGCAGTATGATTATGATCACACGCCCAAGTAGGAACGTCAAGCATCATTGACCAATCAGCAGTTAGTTCTAACCATTCTAGAATTTGTTGACGAGTTTTATTTGCTTCTGCTCCTTCGAAATTTAGCCAATCGAATTTAAGAACTCCTTTACCAATTTGGTATCCACCAGAGTCACCTAAAATCATTGTATTGTTTCGATCACGTTGTTGAATCATTGATTCTTGTACTAGGCTTTTCTTTAGATCTAGTTGTGCGTGACCTGCAGAGTATAGAGCATACTTGTAGGTAAAATACCCTTCTTCTGGATTAAGAAAGTTCATACCCTCGATACCACGATCAAAACCTGTAGGAATACGACCGTTGGGTACAAATTCTTCTAGACGTTGTTTAGCAACATATGTAGAATAGAATGAACTAATAGCCGGAAGGTATACAGCATAATCCTGCTGTAAAGGTGTTAGATTAACTGGTGGTCTTTTCATGTTTGTGCAGGAACAATATATTTGTAAACAGCAAGGCCGCTATCTAGTGTAAGTTGTAAGGCACCTTCATTACTGATGCTCATTTTAGTATTATTGACGTCGGCAATTTTTAAAATACTTAAGATTGGCATAACTGGCCAAGTCCAATTTTTGTTTAATTTGCCGGAAACTCCTGTTGCAAAAATAAATTCACCACCATGACTAGCTGCATCACCGAAAGTAAACTTTAAGTCAGTACCTTCGGTCTTTACTAAGAAAGTAGCATGTTCATTATTTGCCTGTGCTTGGAATTGAAATCGTTGAACAGCACTAACACTAGGTTCAATTTCAACATCCCATTTAACACCACGGAATTTTACAGTTTTTAATTTCTCGTTAATGATTTCGGTATTCATGAACCTATAGTCATTTTTGAAATCTTTTGTCTTATTTTCGAAATGGATGCCGACTGGTACATCTTCTCCATTACGAGTTGCTTTGACTACGTTGATAACTGCATCTTCTTTATATTCTGGGCATTCGAGTATATATCGTAGCTTAGACATTTGAGGCATGCCAAATACACCGATCATATCAGGATGTGGGTCGGCAGTTTCTGCAAACATGATAACGGTACGATCATCGGCCATTGAATCGATTTGAGTCTTATCTTCAGAGCCTGTAATTTTTACAATATTTAAAAATCCTAAGTTATGAGTATGAGCAATAATATCTTTAAGTAAGTCTTGCATATAGTTTCCTTTAATAGTTAATTTTATTTAGACCTGAGGCAAATGTCAATGGATATTTCTTAATCAAATGAAAACAATTTACCAAATGTATTATCTTCTACGGTTGAGTCAAGATCCCAGTCGAGAACTCCAATAAGGTTATCTAGCTTATTGTTAATAATAACGTTTTCCATTTCGGAATGATCAAATGGAAGATCTTGGAACCATTTTGGTAAACGTAATTCGTCTGTAGGATATGCAACCGATGTATATCCTAATGGATTATCTTTAACTTTACAGACAATAACCTTCATGCCGTCGACAATTTGCATAGCATATTTGTCGCCGTTCATTCTTTTTAATGTATTCCAGTTAAGACTAGCTCTAACGTGGCCTGGCATATTTGCCTTACCTTGTTTTTCTTCTTTTGAACCGTATTCTGTTAGATTATTAACACGTTTAGGTGTACCTTTTTCCCAACCTGGTCGTGCTTTAAATTCAGTTCTAAATTCTACAATTCTGTCTAATATTTCTTTTTCTCCGGATCCATTAAGTACTTTAGTTAAAATTTCATTTAAGAACTCTTGCATAAATTCAGGAGTATCACTACGTTTGAGATCTAATCCCATAGCTTTAATTTTACCAGGTTTATTGTCCACATCGTAACGATTACCGTCTTTATCATAATACAATACAGCATAGCGTTTTTTAGTAATAAACAATCCTTTACTAGCAACAATTTCTCTGCCTGCTTTGATAACTTCTCCTCGGCTTTTTGGACAATGAAATGCATCTAACATAAAGTCCGGGAAGGTAGCATTAACATTCTCTGCAATGGTATTGTATAGTTGAATTACAATATCTTTATCCCAAGGTATGTTTTTCTTTAGGATATCAGTTTTTAATGTTGAATATGCGCTAAAGTAGCAAGAGTCAGTGTCACCATATATGATGCTTTTTCCTACATGATCAAATTCTCCAGTAATCATTTCGTTAACTTTACCTGCCATGTGTCTTGCAATACTACGACCGGTTAGAGTAGTTGATTGTCCAATACGTTTATCAAAGAAACGACACCCTGGATTAAGAATAGCACCATAAAGTGAGTTAAGGTTAATCTTCTTAACTAACTGACGCTTGTCCCAGTATTCTTCGTCTACTTCGTTTTCTGCTTCCTTAGCTTCTTTAAGTTTTTTCTGTAGTTCTTTACGTTCGGCATACCAACGTTTTAGCAGACCCGGAATAACACCTTCTGTATCGTAAGTGAAAATAGTTCCATTTGCACTTAACATCCACGATTGATTTGTATCAAATATAAGTCTATATACTTCTGCGGCACTTAGGACATTTGATTCGCCATTTTCCCAGTCTATTTGTACGTCAAATGCACGATCTTGACGCATAACTGCATCGTATTCTAACGATCCGAACAGGCCTTCCCATGCTGCTGCAAATGACTTTTTATGTACACTCATTTGCTCTCTAATATATTTTTCTGTATGATCTGGTTTTAGTTGTCCTACGATCGTTTCGGGTCCCATATTAAGAGCACGAATTACTGATGGATATAGTGAGTTAATGTCCATCGATCCAATCCAATCATGCAGACCTTTTTTAGGATATGCTACATATGCACCTGCTGCCTGCGTATCGACTTGATCGTCTCTTCGATTTCTACTAGGAACAATGAGACCTCTATGATGTGCTTCGTTAATAATTGCCTGTTCGGTAACAGCAACAGCACCTAGCGTTGTTTGTAATAGAACCGTATTTTCATGAGCAATTGTATTTGCTAGGTCCAGGAATTTAAGTTTTTTATCTAATTTGTTTAACAGAGCGCAGTCTTGTCTATTATATTCGATAAACTTTTTAAAATCGTTGTTATATAGTTGATCTAAAGTTCCTTCATAGACGGTTTTAGATTCACCGATTTCCATTTCACCGATTGCATCTAGTCGATAACTATGACGTTCTTCGTATGTGTATTTTCGGTACAATTCGAGGCTGTCCAAATGGACACGACCAACAAGATCATAAGTAACAGCAGCCTTCCCATATTTTTCATATTCTCTCCTTTTCGGGAACTGATTCCATAAACAGAACCTACGAGTATCTTCTTTGCTCAAAACTTTAGTTACACGATTAACGGTATACGGAATATCGAATCCTTCCGAATTCCACCCACTTACAACATCAGCATCTTCGATAAGTTGTAGAAACATTTCTAGCATTTCTGCTTCGGTTTCAAACAAATATGTATTAGGAAAATCTTTAACTTGTTCTTTTGCTTGTTCCATAGTTAAAGTTTTAGGCGGAACAGCAAGACAAACTAACGTATCAAGCCATTGTAACTGTACTGCGATAGCAGTAATTGGCATAAATGCATCTTCGGGCGATGCATATCCTCTCTCAGGATCAAAATCAACCTCAATGTCAAAAAATGCTACATTTAGTTTTGGAGGCTCTTGTCCAAGATAGTGTTCTTCTAGGATTCTAAATACAGCATTGATATCAGATTCATAGAGTTTATGACCTGAATGAACTCTTTGTTCTTTAACAAAATCTTTATATGACTTTGTGACTACTCGACTTAGTGATTCGCCGTAGATTGATTTGTATTTTCCTTTAAGATCAGGATAATAAAATTGATATTTGGCAGGGTATTCTTTAAATATTCTACCTTTTTGTGGATCTCGTTCAACGACGTGAACTACATCTTTTTCTCGATTCCAGATCGCATCAACATACATATATTTTTCTCCTTGTGATTTTAGGCTCACAAACACCGACAATGATCATTTATGGCTGATCTACCATTCTCTTAAATATTTATTAATCTAATTAATGCAACGGTATCAATTGATACTAGCAATATATAATTAGCGACCATGCCTGTGCTACGTCTAGTCCATGCAGCCCAACAAAATATTAAACATTGAATAATAAACAATGGATATAAAATTAAGAATGGGGGATTGGGTAAAGTCATACCCATCCAAGTAGCACAGATAATACTCATTGCCCATGCTGTAATTTCTAGCACAAATCTCAAAGGCCATTCATTAAAATCTTTTTTAGCCCAATAGTAAATGTTTGAAATTGTATTTTTAATTTGATTCATTAACCTGCGTGCCTGGTAATAAAATTAGCACGAACTTTTGTTGGACCAAAATAAATTCTAAAAATTTCTTCAGCTTGTTTATAATCAAACTCTTTACAACTGAAAATATCCAAATAAGCAGTTGAATCAGGTTCGATAAAATGTGCACAGATATTGCTAGTGGTAATTAGTTGCATAAGACTATAACCGGCTTTATCTTCACCGGGTAGCAAGTATTCGATGATAGGTTCACCGTGCGGATTCATCTCAATACGCCATACTAGCTCTTTAATGAAACTATAAATTTTGTCTCGACTTTTAATATTTTCATTACAGCCGGCACAATCTAGCATTAAGTGATAACCCCAATAACTCATCATCAATCCTTTCTAATATTTGCATGACCTGAAATATCCACGATAGTTTCGAGATCGTCAAATTCGCGGAATACTTGATCCCATTGATCTTTAAGTGCAATACGAATTGCTTTACGGATAACGCTGGGTTTAACATCAAGTTCTTCTGCAACTGCTTTAATAGTTTCATTTAGTCCTTCTGTAAGGTCCTGTATTTCTTGCATGACCGTTACGCCTTCAGAAACAATTTGCTTGATTTTAGCCTGTTCCGGGGCTCCGTATGATTTACTCATAACTTCTCCTTTAGTTTATTAGTTTAGTTGTATTAGACCCTTAAGTCAATTTATTTGACAAGGAATCCTAATCTTTTTTGAGGTATAAATCCATCTGCATCATCTACTGATTCTACCCAAGTATAATTTGATGAAATTTGAGTTTCATCGTTTTCCCATACAGGTATTATTTCGTTATAGATTGGATCCGGTGATGATCTTAAATGTACTTCTATAATTTTATTATCAATAATTTCTATATTTAGGTGTTTACATAGTTGAAGAGAATCTAATATCTCGGGAATTTGATAATTTGTAGATGTTCTAATCCATTTATGGAATTTGTACAATTTTTCTTTGCTGTTAATACCTTGGTAGCATGAAGTAATTTCCCACTTATGATTTTTCCAAGATAAATCTAGACTATAATGCTCGCCTTCAAAAATTTCACACCAAAAATATCCCGGTGGCACGGTAGTTAAATCATTAGGATCTAATTCCATTATTGTAGATCCTGCCCCCATACCTCTTAAATTATATATTGGTTTGATTATGTAGTAATCTTTTGTAGGTACAGGAACGCCACCGGGTCCGCAAAGATATCCAAATTTTTCACTTAACCAAAGTTTATTAAACCAAATTCTATATTGAGGAAATGTGTTCCATGCGGTTACATCATCTGTGATATTCATCAAGTTTTTTCAATAGCATGTTTGCGTGCCGACCAAGCCATTTGTACTTTTTTCTCAGGTGTTTTATTTTTAAATTGATGATATCTATTTGGATCAGCACTTAAAAAAGTATCTTCCCATTGGTCAAGAGGTACCTGTGGTGTTAGTTTAACTGCCGGCTTTGGTTTATCTTGAGCAGGAGGAGCAGCCGGATCTACTGGCTCCTGCTCTTTTATTTTTTTGATTCAAGTGCTGCGATTAACTTGTTAATGTAAGCGTCCTCGCCTATTTTTTCACAATCGTTTACACGTTTTCCTTTGTTCTTACCTGTGCCCGGTTGTGTGCCGACTTTGCGATGTCCAGGCCAGCAACTTTTTGGTCCTGCTACACCTTCTCTTACTTCGTCGCCAAAGCCGTACCGATCTTCTAACTCGTCGATCATATAGCTCTCGATGTCTTCAAAGTCGTCATCGGGATGCAG